TAACCAGTCCGACCTTTGGAGGACTCGTTGATAGTTAGGTTTACATTGTTAGTTGCCATAGTATTTTACCTCCTTGTTTAAGCTACTTCAGTGATTTTACCATGAGCTTGAGGGTGCATGATGAGAGATGTCAACGCGCAGTCAACGTATCCTCGTTCACCAGCTCCAAGGTTAGGTAGGCGAGTAGAACCCATAGGAATAAGCTCAGAGATACCGAAGTACTCAGGATTGATTAAGTATCCGAAGTCCTTGTTGGTTGTGTCTGGAGCGCAATCAGGATTCATGTTAACTATGCTGATAATACCGTGGTCACTTTGATATAGTTCAACGGATAGTTTTATTTCAGCATCGTTACCACTGTAGCTAACACGACGAACACCAGCTTCTGTGCCATCACTTTTATCAGCGCCAAAACGAGCAAAGTCAGTAATCTTACGACGAAGCGCAGTGTCAGCGATTAGAGTTAAGCTCTCTGCGTTACCAGTAACACGGAAAAGAGCAGTGATAAGTCCATTGAGCTTTGACTCAGTGAAAGCTCCAGTTGTAGTACCAGAAGTTCCATGAATTTGATCAGCGCTTGTGCGGAAATCAGAAGGAACTGGGTTTACAGCTTGTGCGCCAGGCTGAAGCCATTTGTCAAGACCACGAAGAGCGTAAGGAGTGCCAGTGCCATTTTCAGCGGACATTTCATTTGAACCGATGATAGTAGCTTCTACGTCACGCTTTAGCTCACGGATAGCCTTGGACTCAGCTTGAGCAACCTTAGCAGGTCCAACGGAATCAACTGCTTCTTGTAGATCAGAAACAAGGTAATCACGACGGAACTTCTGAATGTAGTTACCAAGACGAGCACGCTTTTGGAACTTGTCTGTGAATGTTGTAATATCAGTACCTTCAGCGATACCAGTAGTTACGGGAGAAGCGAGAGAATCAACGGTCCATTCTACGAATGTAGACTTAGCCTTTGATTTATTCGCTGACGACAATACAGGTGTTTCTTCTGGAGCCAAGATAGTGAGGACATCCATGAGGTCCTCACGATTGGAAACAGACGATCCCTGGGTAGTAGTGCCTGACGGTGCAGGACTATAAGTATTAGAGATTGTTGACATAATTAATAATAGTTATTGTGAGAATTGCAATGTTCGCATTTTGATGAAGTCATTCTTGTTTCCGCTTTCTTTAAATCGACTGGAAGCAGCTTGAAGATTCTTCAATGCTGATGACACTTTTTTATCGGACCTAGCTGCACCTGGGGTTCCAGATGGCGGTTTCAATCTTGATGCCTTGACTGCTGCCTTCTTTTCGGGCTCAATCAAAGTTCTCTTCCCATACATGCTGTTAGCTGCGTGTGCCAAGAGGTAGGGTAACTGAGCAGAAACTTCTGGATCCATTCCTTCTAGATTAGAAAGTCTTGGATCTTTCAGCATCTCCTGATACTTTTGGTTTACCTCGTTGTCATCTTGCAACCAGCTTAACTCTTCTTTGGCTTGATCTTCAAGGGACTCTTTGAGCCTTGCAGCACCTTGTCGCCTCTGAATTGTTTTCATTTGCGCGGGGATGAACTTCTTTTCAGCCTTTCTAGCAGATAGCAGATGCTTCCTTACGTCAGCCTTAGTCAATTCCTTGCCTTCAACTTCAGTAATAGGATCATCGGCAGAATAACCGTCACTGTTGAATATTAAATCCTCAGCCCATTCAATAACGCGCTCAACTTCTTCCTGCTGGTTTTGCAGTTCTTCTATTGAGTTTATATTCCTGTATGGGTTCTCGGATTCTTTTACCTTGGGCTCCAGCTTGCTGGACATCTCAGCCTTGAGTCTTTCGATCTCAGCCTCAGCTGCCTTGCGTTTTGCCGTTAGTTCTCCGAATCTAGCTACAGCTCGACTTCCGAGTTTATCGGAAAGCTCACGAAGCTCTTCATCGGACATGTCATCCAATTCGATTTTAGAAAGAACATCTTCTTCGCTTTCGGTTTCCTCTTCCTGCGGTTCTTCTTCCTCGGTTTCGTCAACTTCAGTCACATCTTCTGCGCTTACTTCAGGAGTTTCTTCTTCCTCCTGAACGACTTCTTCCTCAGTTTCCTCAACTGCAGTCTGATTATCTTGCTCTTCAACCTGAGAATTGATTTGACCAATTCTCATGTTTACGAACTCCGATGCTGATATGTTAGTCGCTTGCTTTGGTTCAGCTGCAGCGTCAGCTGTTTGATTAACTTCATTCATATTATACGCTTTTTGCGCCAGCGATGGCGATGTTGTGATTATAGCATACGATTTTTGTCTACATTTCTGAGAACCTTCTTCGTAAAGAATCCCAGTCACAAAGACTGATTATTTCATCGTACGCCAAAATTTTTCCTGAGACTTGACTCAGCTTGTCAATGTCAGCAGAATGCAGCTCCTGTATGGAGTCCTCACGCATTTTAACTATTTCTTTTGCCAGGACAGCGAAGGATTCGTGATGCCCCAGAGTTTCGAGTGCTTCCTGTAGATTCATTAACCCTCTAGCTTCTGAGTCTGGACTTCTCCGACGGATGCCGCCTCAGTTCCGTAGATTCCGAACTGCGTAGCGTTGACTTGCTGCTGCTGCTGGAATGTGTATTGCTGCATGTATTTTTGTAGTCTCTGTGCAAACGCTTGATCCTGTTGCATCTTTTGTGCTATATCTGGTTGCTGCATGTAGTTCTGAATTATTTGAGTTGCAACGGCTCCTCCGTTTGACCTCGCTGGCATCTCTATTCCAGCAAAAATCTTCGATAGGTCGTCCAGTATATCTTTCTGAACCTCTTCTGAAGCAGTCTCTGTTTTCTGCAGAATGCTGTCCGCTAATATAGGATCCACGCTGCTAGCATAAGCGATCAACAGATTGTCTACATTTATCCGACCGTTTCTGTCCAGTTTTACTAAATCAACGAGCTGCTTGAGCTTTGATTCTTGCGTCTCTGGGTCATTGTTGATGCTATCGTAGGATATTGTAATATCAAAGTTCTCCATCGGGTTACCCTTGGTGAACCGCTGAGGGTCTGGGACTCCAGTGACTCTGAAGAAAATAAAGTCAGGTCCGAAGCGCTGGAAGCATGTAAAGCACATTTGCATTACCTCTGCGCAGTGCTCAAGGAACTTGTCCACAAGGAACTGCTTCTTGATCTTGGATATTTCGCTGCTTTCGTCTAATCCAGTCAACCTATCGGCTTGCTCCAGCTGGGTCTTCTCCATCTCTATACTTCCCTCCAGGGAAGCAGCAGCAGGTGTATCAGCGAACTCGTAGTCCTCCGCTCTCCTGCGAGGTATATATCTACCTGGACCCCAGTCCTGCGGAGGCTGGTTGACTGGGTGCATGATCGGAGGTAGGGTGCATAGACTGTTTCTGTCTATCCTGCTATCCCTCTCAACCTTCACTTGGTTCTGTATACCACGAAGAAGATCAGGGATTGTTGTGGTATCGTAAAGTCTTTTACTGTCTTCTGCTAAACGAGTTACAACTACAGGGTAGTCATCGTAGCCGTTCATCAGTTCGAACTTTGCGTATTGGCTGCTTTCTGAAGACCCCATTTCTCGATGAAAAATAGTTCTGTAGATTCCTTCTGCCCCGTCATCTGGATCAATCAATCTCTGGTAGCACCAGATGATTTCAATCAACTCGTTGGACTCGTAGCTGCTTTCTTTAAAATTAGTTCCGCGCCTGTATTCTTGCTCAGTTTCTATGCTATCCTGATTTACTCCTGAATACCTTTTAATTACGTTCTCTACGAAGTCCGCGTCCCAGTCATCCGTAAGAATTTTATTTTCTAGTTCCTGCGGAGTGTAGTAAGTTCTCCAGAAGCAGTAAGGACTGCGCTGCGGATCCGTTACATAGGATGGAAAAAAGAAATCGCCGTCTGGCGATAGTGTTTTTACTTCTGGTGCGTCTACACTTCTTCTTACTGTCGGAAGCTCAGCGTAGCCAGTTTTTCGTAGATCTTTCAAGGCTTTTTTTGCTCTTGCGTCTGTAACTCCATCAAAGGCAGCCTGAAGTTTTTGAATGATGGGTTCATCATCTTCTTCGTCCATGAGGACGGCAATCTCTGGAACCGCTTCAACAATTTGATCAAGATCCAGTTTTTGAATAATCCTTCTGTCTTCGATCATCCAGCCCACGTAAGTAATTAGTAGACCTCTTTCGAGAAGATAGTTCGCGCCTAGTTCCATCTCTCGCATGAACCGAGATATGTATCCGCTACTGATCATCCACTTCAAGAAACTGGATACTATTTTGGCTCGTTCTGCGTCTGTTCCCTCAACAGGGAATGCTCTAACATTAGCCCTTTTAAGACTGGAGATGAGCAGGGATACAAGTCTTCCTATTCTTTCTTCAATTACATGGGACTCCATGTCACTTGCACCATCCCAAGGGAAGGCGTCTGCGCCGTGCTTGCGCAGGTCTCGACTTTTACCAGGCCAGAAGTTGCGCCTGTCGTCGTAGGAGTTCCTGCATTGGTCAAAATATGACTCAAGTTCTAATACAGTTTGATTGTAAGCATTTTTTAGTTCGCTTACGTTGGGCTCTTTGCCAAGATATGTTAGTGCTTCGGATGCGCTTGTTTGCATACTTTTTGTGCTTCTCTAATTGCGTTAAAAACGTAGTTTTTGGGCACTCCAATCATATCACACAATTTTTGTGACGGTATTGGACTGTAATCAAGCCTACAACCTCTATTCAATAACTCCCAAGCAATCAGTCTATCAGTGTTCTCGTCAAGCCAATCTTGGTTCAATGTAATGTCTTCATCTTGGTTCATTATCAGAATAGATGCATTTTTTTATTTGTCTAAAAGTAGATCCAGAAACATCCTTTATCTCTTCTATATCAATAACCTTTCCATGCAAGTTTCTTTGCCTGTTTCTTGGAACAACGCATGGAACTGTTTTTTCTAGCTCCCATATGTAAACGTATACATAACTCTTGTTCGGAGCTAACCTAACAACTCTTCCCTTGTATTCCTTAGGGCATAACTCCTCAGCTAGCAGCAGAGGATCCAAAATAGCTTGTCCTTCTTCAGAAACCCAGGTTCCTTTGCCCTTTCCAGTCAGCATTGAATCCTTCAAGTTCTCCTTTGCTATCTTGAAGGCTAAATCAAAACTGAAATCATTCTCTTCTGCTATTTTCGTTAGTCTTACCTTTGGCATTAGTATCCTCCTTGTTTTGGTTCAAGTGCATCAATTATACTTGAATCATAGTGATCTGGTCCATCTCCAGAGTTTATCATGCGCAGATAGCGCATGACGTCAAAAAAATCTTTCAAAGCTTCGTCGTTCTTCCCGTTGGAATTGTAGTTTATTAGACTGTCTATTGTGTTTTCGCAGTCCTCATGCAGGTAGCACGTAGGTCTGTTTGCTTCATCTATCTTGGCGTTCGGATTGTAGGCGAACCATTCGTCCAGTGCAGCAATGCCTGTCTCCTCCATGACTCCGCTGCTGGGAATAAAATGCATATCGTAATCTGAAAATACTGTGAATAAGTCCTCGTTGTTTTCGTTCTCCCTAGCAAAATACCTGCTATCTCCTATGCGCTCGTATACAGTTATTCCCAACTCTTTTTCTATCTCTGTGAATAACTCCACGTAACCAGCAATGTCTAGACCTATCTTTTTTGCTGCCTGTCCGTATTTCCATTTGGGTTCACCAAATATAGCCCACTCTCCGTAGTTCAACCTATCGGGCCACTCCTTTATGACGTATACTTCACCCTTCTCGTTCACCGCTGCCCAGATAGAAACAAAGTTCCTGGCTCCAGCAGGGTCAAGGACTTGGTAGCAGGTGAAGTCCCTCTTTACTGTTACATCTGGGAACTTCATTCCGTGTTTGTTTTCTTTGTCCGACAGGACATTTACAGAAG